ACGTTGCGATCTGGTCTTCCTGTCGGGCATATCGGGCACAATCGATGAATGCGCCATAATCGATATCACGCGGGGGGATTTCGTCCGGCACATCATACCCAGTTGCCAGAGTTCCCAAATGGCGGGCAATTGCAGAACCAATCAATCCCTTTGAGCCGGCAACGAGGATCATACCAATCGCCGGAATCCTGGACGTGCCGGCTTTCCTTTGAGCGATACACTGCCGGATGCGATACCAGCAAAGACCTCGAAAACGTGATCGGAATATTCCATCATGTCGTGATTCTTGTGGCACGTTGACGGGTAGAACTGCCCGGCTGCAAGATATCCGCGTTTAAGCATCTCTTGGGTGAATGTCGTTATCATTACCCTATCAGTATCATCCGTGAATGCGAACGTTGCCAGCGGATCCAGCCCTGATATCTCGACTTCGAGTCCTGCCTCTTTTGCTGCACCCCGCCAGATCCGTTTTGCAGCTGCGCCAGCCTCTATCATGTGCTTTTGTGCGTTCACTTCCCACATCTTTTCGAGCGTTACCAGTCCGGCAGAGTATCCAAGCCGCTCCGACCATTGCATCGATGATATGAACGTATTAAGTGCCTTGCTCATGACATCCTGCTTTCCGACGACGGCACTAATGGCATATCCATTTCCAAGAGCCTTCCCATAGAGGACGATATCTGGATAGATCCCGTGCAGCTGGTGATAGCCGCCAAAGTTGCACCGGAAACCGCTTGCAACCTCATCGAAGATCAGGGGAATGTCAAAATTACTGCAATATTCCCGCACCATTTTCAAGAATGGAATGTTTTCCGGTTTGCTTCGTACCGGTTCCATCATAATACAACTGAGACCTGCCGGAAATTTGACTCCCATATCCCCATATTCAAACGGGACACAGTCCGGGTCCAGTTGTGGCGGGTGCCCAATTTCCCACCCGTGATATCCGCATATCGCAAACCGGCGCTGTCCGGTATACTCACGAGCAATTCGAAGAGCAATCTGGCAGGCATCGTTACCACTCCTGCCGAACCGCACCATATCCATTTCCGGATTGATTTGGAGCATATGTTCCGCAAGTTCGACCTCTTCCGGACAGTTGAGAGTTGAGACATTCCCGCGCCGTATAGCTTCCATGACTGCCGAATCAACATCAGGATCGGCATATCCGAGAGTGGAATTGCCAGCGCCCATCACGCTGAAATCAAGATATTTCGTTCCGTCCGGCGTGATTACTTCGATGCCAGATGCTGATGAATAATAGGGTGGCCATGCGCCCGGTGCATATCTGTCCGGCGTTTTCGAGAAGAGATGATTACCCCCCGGAATAATTTGGTTTGCTCGTTGCCAGAGATTGATCATAATCGTCCCTCCTGCCGCGCCTTAAGTATTGCCTCTACTCGGATGAGATCTGCCGGTTCGTCTATCTCGTCACTCTGCCATGATTCCGCACGGTAAGCTGCCGTTAATTCGTGGTTGAATGATAATCTCTCCCGGTACGTGTCCACATACGAGAGATAGATATCACCGCTCATAAAGAATGCGGGACGGAGCGCCTGCCTCCGAGGATGACCGGGATATGATGGTTCTGCGGATGTTGCGCCGGTCAATGAGCCGTATGGGACTAACTGCCCGGACTTCTGCACTTCAAATGCCAAGAGTGGATGGTGGTTTGAATCCTCAACTACTGACACCATTGCCCGGGCTTTCGGTGCTGATTTCAGAAGCTGGATCACCTCGTTGATTTGCTCTGGAGTCCTGATCGGGCTGGTGGGTTCAAGCAGGATAACAATATCAAACTCTTCTCCGAGTTCTGCCATTTTATCCAATGCGTGAATAACTACTTCGGCGCTGGGGGATTTGTCTTTTGCAAATTTCTCCGGACGGATGAACGGAAATAGATCTTTTCCGAATTGTTCAAGCATGTCCCGGTACCGCAGACTATCCGTGCTCACAATCAGGCGGTCAATCTCTTTGGCTTTCCGTGCCGCTTCAATCGTCCAGTAGATTAATGGTTTTCCGTTGCATTTTATGACGTTCTTATCTTTGATGCCTTTTGAACCCTCACGGGCGGGGATAATTCCTAGAACCTTCATGTTATCACCACAAAATCCTCTGATTCGAATGTTACCTGTTCATCGTCCGACATGAGCCGTTCTGCCCGTTTTTCTCCGCTACGGACTCCAGTAGTCCGGTACGTGCAGTTAGGATAATTTTCGAACATTAGATCCAAAATCTTCTGCAATTGCATTTTCGGGATAACAACATCCCCATTCACTGCACGATTGGTGAGACCACATACAATTTCTGCCGCTTTCCTTGTGTCAATGAAGTACCGTTCCATTTCTGTATCGGTAATAGTGAGCGGTTCTCCTGCGCTCTGTTGCCGATGCCACACTTCCAACACATTGCCTGATGACTGTTTGAAATTACCGGACCGAAACGTGACAAACCGGGTGTGCGTCTGCGTTTTTGCTGCCCACTTCCAGATCCACTCAGCCAGGAGTTTAGACGCCCCATATGCTGACGCGGGATACACCGCCTTATCCGTGCTGATCAAGATTGCACAATCAACACCGCATTCTATCGCAGCTTTCGCCACATTTTCAGAACCGGTGATGTTGGTCCGGTTAAGTTCCGGAACATCTCCTTCGGTGATGTCGAGGTTTTTCATCGCCGCCGTGTGGATGACGGTATCACATCCCCGCATTGCATAATGGACACGAGTATAGTCGCGGATATCCCCATAGATCCGGGTGAATTGAAATTCTGGGTAGTTCAGCGCTGCCAGATTGCTTTCACAATTGTCCATCGCCCGGACTTTGTATCCTTGCTTGATCAGGATATCCACAATTTCCCGACCGAGCGATCCGGCGCCCCCAGTTACCAAATAAATCTTTGAAGGGGGTTTTAATCCCCCCTGTGATTCAGAGAGGTGTTCCCAATCGCTCACGTCTTCAACCTCCTGCATAGTTCCGCCAGCTCGCTCATGGTGATGCTAACGTAATTGTCACGGGGACACCACGAGGGATAATATTCGTCCCGTTTGACATGGACTTCCAGATATTCTAATCCTTGCCGAGCCCATTTTTCAACGACGTTACTATCGGGGTAATGTGAGGAAACGCCGCAAAAACCCTCGGGGATTTTGTCAATCGGAGCCCGTATAGGGGGATATTCCGGGACGCAATACATATTTTTCCCTGATACCAGCATCTCCTTTTCGGTTGCTTTGCATACTGATAGGATTTCTTCGTTGCGTCTGTCAAAATACCGAATTTTCCACCGCTTCACGTATGGATTCAACATTTCCACCGCTTCCGGGTACATCGGAGTGCAGAGAAACTCTATTCCGTGAGAATTACACCGATGATACAGATATACAATATCCTTCTGTGTGAGCGCGATTGAATAGAGGTGGCTCCCTATTGCAAATCCATCTTGCTTGTAGGCTTGGAACTTTGCAATATCGGCGCCTGCTTCGGAGGATTCTCGGATCATTTTGTCTGCTTCGTCCAGATTTCTCCAGTTTACACCAATTTCAGCTATCACTTTTGTCATATTTATCACATGAACCTCCTTAATGTTCGTGGTTGCCCCGGTTTCTGGAATAATGTGTGTACTCCGTACCGGGCACAATCCATAGTATGATCGTTTGTTTTAATAGGCACATCTTCCCCTTTAATTTGAGCTTTTGGGTTCCATGAGTAGCTGCCAAACTCCATTCTATGATTTTTACATGATTCATGAACAAGATATTTCCCATTCTGGATCATTGATGAGAGAGTACGAATACCATTCAGAACATCATTATCACACTCTTTTATATTAGTAAATGCAGGCATTTTGCCTTTTCCATGGCAGGTTTCACATCCAGATCCCCCGCAATCTCGGCACCTTTCTTCTTTTCTTAATTGTGTTTTTAAAGATAAAGCTGATGGATCCAAAATTATCCATTTATTTTGAAGCCCATAAAGGAATGAATGGAGATCATAATAGATATCCATATCGGTTTTTTGTTTCTGGGAGTTTTTACCGTCGTAATAATATTCTTTTATGCAGGTCACTTTCTTATCTTTCACACCATTATATAAAAATGCGCATGGATTGGCAGTTCCATAATCTATAGCCGTGTAAAACCAATCAAAACCGTCCGAAGGTAACTCTTTAATTACGTGTTTGGTTTCGTCCCACATATCATAGACCGCACCTTCAGCAATGCACCAGAGCCCCAATATAAACCGCTTGAACCACAACCCTGTGTATTCCTGTTTCAATGCTTCAACGTATGCAGGATCCAGATAGGGATTGTCGTCTAACGTAAAATGCCACTTTTTAAGGTGAGTCAATCCTTTATCCAAGTAATTGACTTTCAGCCAGTGGAATGGACCGTCTGGATTGGTGGTACCATACAGTCTCGCGCCGGGAGACCGCAGACGGGAGAGGAGCATAACCCAGAATGATTCGGGGTAGAGTGTGATTTCATCGCAGTATGCCCCTACAAACGACGCACCCCGGATCTTCTGTTCCGCGCGTTCATCATTGGCTCCTACGAGATACACGCGCCTTCCAAAAATATGAATTTCCCCTTTTCCCATCCCTTTGGTACTGACGTTCCGGGATCCGTACATCGTAATGAGCGGATCGATTACGTTCCTCTTCAAGGTCCGTTCTGTCTTGCCGATCATCACGAGTTCCCCGGGAGGTCCGTTGATGACGAAATCCACCCAACAGAAGAACGTCGTAACCGTTTTTGATGAGCTGACGCTCCCTTCCCAGATATTCAGCCGGGCATCCGCTTCGCAATAGGACTGGAGTGCTTTATCACGTAGTGGTTGGAGCAATCTTCTTACCTTCTTTTTTCATTCGTTCAAACAATTCGTTGATTTCCGCTTTACCTTTGTCGAAATCTAGTTCAATAGTTGCGTTGCGTCTCCAGAGATCTTTCTTTCTGTTACAGAGCCAGAATATAATAGAGGTGGGATCCGGACTGACATGCATCGTGACGGTCTTTTTTTTCTGATATTCTCCACGATCTGAGGTGTGAACTTCAATCTCTTCACGTTCATAATCATATCCGAGGCAAATTTTGAGCAGTGCATCTTCTACCTTCCGGTCAATTTCATTTTTTCCCTCTTTTATGGCAGCTAAGAACTCAGGATGATCTTTTTTCCAGTTTTTGAGGGTTGATATAGAGATACTAAGCGCTTTTGCAAGATCTTCATCTTTCGTAAAATTCTTGTCTCGACATATCCATTTGGCAAGCTGGGGAGTAAATTTATCATTATATTTAGTAGGTTGCCCGGCGCTGCGTTTATTTACATCCATTCATTCACATCTTACCAGATCGTCTGTTGATTCGTGATCACCGGATCACGTCCACCGTATACTCTTTTACCAAAAACGCGCATTCTGCGTCTTCGATGAGGTGCCCGATCGTTTCCTTGATTTCAGCATCTGAACTGACGCTCACAACGTCGCTGGTCTTCAGCCGAATAACAATTTCCATCCCGTCACTTCTCCATTAGTGTGTATTGAGCCGGTTTGGGCGTCAAGTCCCGAATCTCTTCCAGCGTCTTGTTCATCCTCTCCAGTTCTCGCAAAATCGCGGAGAATTTGTTTTCCAGGTCTGCTTCGTTCATGAGACCCCCGCCGGGTAGTGAGCCCGGACATCACATCCCAACGAAGGGCAGGAGGTAATGGGGGAGATCACCAATATCCGTCTCCCACAAGTTCATACTTCTGGCATTCCGCCACTCCATCGTACTGGATCTCACGCCCGGCACCGGTGATGTCGTGGATAGTTCCGAGGAGCCAGTCGTGTTTTACCCGTTCCGGCTCTTTCCCCGGAATGTGCCATGTGCCATAACCATGGACAATGTGGGAGTGGATGCCGTTGATTCTCAGCATCTCCTGCATGAGCATTGCCATATCAGTGCAGTCTCCCGCCCGTTCCTTCCAGCATGCTTCCAGACCCATTGCGTACCAGTGAAAATCCCAGCGGATGTGTTCCCGCACCCATCGCTCTATAGCGCGGGCAGTGAGCCATTCGGTATCCCGTTTGAGCGTCCGGGCAACTTCGGTGATTGTACCCATCAGATCACACCGGTCATTTTGAGCGCGGCAATACCGGCGGTAACGGTCGCGATTATACCGGGCCACTGGCATTTGAGCACATTAGCGATCATTGCGCAACCGTTGAAGTACTGGCATTCGTCCGCCCATAGGGGGGGACAGTCGGGAACATTTTCAAGGGTACCGGCTTTCAGTCCGGCAACAATTCCGGAAATACCGATGTGTCGTTCTCTCCATGTGGAAAATAATCCGCCTTTTCCCGTCCACTTGATGAACAGGAATGTGAATCCGTCTTCTACTTCTCCACCCTCGTCTTTATACGGATCGAACTCGTAACCGGGGCGATGCAACACAGGCACGCCCAAAACTTCTTCAGGCATGACTCACTCCGCCGCAAGCGGGCTGACGCGGTAATAGTACGGCTCGCTTTCGTACAGGTTGTATTCCCGTTTCCGTATCCACTGGAGTAACTTCCGTTCTCCGAGTTTGATCTCAACCTTATGCGTTTTCTTCGGGGAGAAGAACTTTTCATATCCGGCAACTTCAAATGCATATTCTTTGGTGCGTTGCGGATCGTCATTCCGGAGCCAGTCGGTAACGTACCCCGCCTCTGATCCATCCACGAAGATCCCGATAAGCAAGGAATATTTGTTGCCGTCTTGCGGATCCAGACTCATTTCAATCGCTGCCTGAATGTGCGGCATCAGACGGAACCGATACCCGTCCAGCAAGGGAGCCTCTTCTTTTGTAGTTCCGAGTTCCACCGGCTCAGACGGATCTCGGACGAAAATAGATTTTACATCTGCAATCAAAAAGACCACTAAATAATGGTATTTCTTTCGATAACTTATAAATATTGCTATTTACAAATTTGTATATAGCAATGATTGAAATGAAGCTCAAAATAAAGAAGATTGTCAGGGATATAAAGGCGGGGAGGTTTGGGCAATCAGTTCAGAGAGTGATAACTGACTATACCGACGCTTCCAATGCCGGGCACCGGAGACAGTGCCGCGCCCCGATGTGCATCCGTTAGAGTATCTTACCCATTCCAAAAAAGCCAAGTAATTTTTCCTTAAATGTGTGTGGTTTTTTCGGGGGTTGTGAAATAGGATCGCCCGGATCACGGAATCTCGCCGCTACTTCATCGGCATATAAGTTCATTCGTTTGATTTGAATATCCCAGAGTAGATCAGATCGATCTCGTTCTCCTATTTTATTCTCGGTGTCCTGCATTCCAGTCCCGTGGCACGCGGGACACGTTTTCGCCGATATTGACGATGTTCCACACGGCCCTACACATCCAAAACTGAATGTTGGTTCAACTCCGCCGGTGCCACCACATACCGGGCATCTCACTTTCATACTGGGATCCGCCTCCGGTATATCGCGCCTGCCGTTGCTCTGCGAGGACTTGACCGGCGTTCCCATCCCCGC